CATTACAGCTCTTGTTGCGGATACACCATTAGAGGAATGGCCTGATAGAATGATGACTCACCTTGTACAGCCTTGGGATTGTAGTTCTAGAAATCACTCTGTAATAGAATATGACAGAACAAGTTCGAGTCCTTGGCTTTGTAAGATTGATGGAGAGTTTTATACTGGAAAATATATGTTTACCGTTGATTATACAGATTCACGTATTTCAGACTGCCCTGCTCAACACAAGCAAAGTCACGTTATCGAGCTTACAGATGCCGGAGCATGGACAGGAAACATAGTAGCATTACCTAACAATCGTGTTAGGACAACGAGTCCAGCTTTGTGGGAAACAGGTAAAGGCGCTCCAGATTTTAAGCCCAGCCAGTGGACGCATAATGCAGAATCAGATGGAAGTTATATGGACCCATCAGTAACTTTTGATAATTTATACAGTGATAAACGGAGTTAGTTCTATGAAAGACAAAAAACTACAAAGACTATTGTTTGGAAGTAACCCAAGAAGGTTTGGGTCTTATACTAAAGAAGACGAAAAGAAAGACAAAGCAGCTAGAAAAGAAAAGAAAGAAACGGCGGCTGCTAAAAAAAAGTACGTTGAAACAAGATATAGAGACGAAGAAGTACTAGGAAAAAAACGAGACCTTAACGCCCCGCTCACGGGAAGGCATTTCCCTGCCGCCTATAAAAAATATAAGGCAGAACAAGACGCTAAAAAGGGTAAGATGAAAGGTGGTAAAGTTATGAAAAAAGAAAAACTTAAAATGGTTGAAAAAGACGGGCAAAAAGTTCCTTTCTATGCTGCTGATGGTAAAGGCAAGATGAAAGAGGGGGGTAAAGTTCCTGTTATTAAAGCAAAAAAAGGGCCAGTAAAACGTAAACCTACTGCTAAAGAAATAGAAGAAGGTTTTAGAGGCAGAGATATACCTAGTAAAAAGGGACCATCTTACGAAAAAAATGAAGCTAATAGAAAAAAATTTCTTAAAGATAACCCCAATATGACAGGTAAAGACTTTGCTAAGTTGTTTAAAGCAGAGGGTGGCATGATGAGAAAGAAAGGTTATGCTAAAGGCGGCAAAGTTCGTGGTTCTGGCATAGCTAAACAAGGTGTTCGTGCGGCTAAAATGGTAGTTATGAAGGGGTCTTGATATGCCAATAGAAATAAGAAAAAAGAAAAAAGGTGCTTCGCTTACTGAAGCTCAAAAAAATAGAAAAGCAAGGCAGAAGAAAAAAGGGTTAGACGTTAGTCAACCCCTACCAGCTACTGTAAGAGATGCTAAGACAGGAAAGACTAAAAAATTTAAAACAGAAAAACTGAACAAAGCTAACCGAACAGCTAGGGGGGCCGAGATTAGTGAAGACACTACAACAGGTAAAGTTCTTAACAGAGCGTTGCTTGGGGCAGCAGCTATTGCTGATGGTGTTAGAGCTGCATCAGGAACAGCAAAGGGTGCAAATCCAGATAGTTACATAGCTCCTGCTGTTCGTGCAGGTATGAAAGCAGCAGATATAAAGAAAAAAAGAAACGCTAAGAAGATGAAAGCTGGAGGTAAAGTTCGTGGTTCTGGTATAGCTAAACAAGGTGTTCGTAAAGCTAAAATGGTAGTTATGAAAGGTTCTTGATATGGCTAAAGATGCTTGTTACCACAAGGTAAAGTCCCGCTACAGGGTTTTTCCAAGTGCATATGCTTCAGGAGCCATCGCAAAATGTAGAAAAGTTGGTGCTGCTAACTATGGAAATAGTAGTAAGAAAAAGAAGAAAGCTGTTGGAGGAACTGTAAAGTTTCGTAGCGGTGGGTTGGCTAGAAGAAAACGCGCTGTTAGGTGCGGATGAGGCTTTTATGGCGGTACGCAAGACAAAAAAAGGGCTGGCATTAAAGCGATGGTTTAAAGAGGATTGGAAAGATGTACGCACTGGTAAAGCGTGTGGTCGAAAAAAAGGAGAAAAACGTGGAACTCCTTACTGCCGTCCAAGCAAACGTGTATCTTCAAAAACTCCAAAAACTTCATCTGAAATGTCAGCTTCTGAAAAAAGAAAACGTATCAGCCAGAAAAAACGGATTGGACAGCCAGCAGGTAAACCAAGACGTGTAGAAGCTGCCCGTAGAAAGAGGAAAAAATAGATGGCTACATCGAACACTACCGCGTTTGACATGAACTTCACAGAAATTGCTGAAGAAGCGTGGGAACGTGCGGGTCGTGAGATGCGTTCTGGGTACGATTTACGTACTGCTCGTAGGTCCATGAATCTCCTTACTATTGAATGGCAGAATCGTGGTATAAACTTGTGGACTATTGAAGAGAAGACCCTCTCCTTAACATCAGGAACTTCTCAATATACGTTACCGGCAGATACTATTGACCTATTAGAACAATCTATTCGCACTAACCCCGGTAATACTTCTACACAATCAGATCTTAGTATAACTCGTATAAGTGTTAGCACGTATGCAGCCATATCTAATAAACTATCAACCGGAAGACCTTTACAAATTTTTATAGAACGATTAGTTGACGCTCCTCGTATAAATTTATGGCCTGTGCCTGACTCTAATGATTATACACTTGTTTACTGGCGGATGCGCCGTATAGAAGACGCTGGCAATGGTGTAGAAACTGCAGACATGAACTTTAGATTTTTACCTTGTTTAGTAGCAGGGCTAGCGTATCAAAATGCAATGAAAGACCCTGAACTTGTTTCTAGATTACCTATGTTAAAAACTGAATATGAAGAACAATTTGAGCTAGCTGCAGGAGAAGATAGAGATAAAACTTCTGCAAGTTTCACGCCTCGTATTATTAGGGTGTATTAATGGGTACAAAATTTGCATCTTCCAGAAAAGCTCTTGCTATGTGTGATATATGTGGGTTTCAGTATAAACTTTCACAACTAAATGTTTTAGTTCGGAAAGGTTTCTCTACAAATCTAAAAGCCTGCCCTACTTGTTTTGATCCCGATCATCCGCAACTTAAATTAGGGCTATATCCAGTAAGTGATCCTCAAGCAATAAAAGACCCACGACCTGATACAAGTTTAGGAGAGTCTGGTAATAATAGCAGCAGGGGTATACAATGGGGGTGGGATCCTGTTGGTAGGGGTACTGATATTTTTAATTTAACTCCTGATGATCTAGTTGCTACTGGATCTACAGGTCAAGTTGTAGTAGTTATTTCCTAGAGGTTTAATTAGAATATGAACTACACAGAATTAAAAACAAATATACAAGACATCTGCGAAATGACTTTTACAGCAGATCAGCTTGCTATGTTTACAGATCAAGCAGAACAAAAGATATACAACTCTGTGCAAATACCTGCATTACGTAGGAATCAAACAGGCGCATTAACAAATGCTAACAGTTATTTAGCGTTACCTCCAGATTTTTTGTACGCCTACAGTCTTGCTATTCTAGATGGTAGCGGAGTATATACGTATCTTTTAAATAAAGATGTTAACTTTATACGTGAGGCTTATCCAGATCCTGCAACAACAGGAGTACCTGCCCATTATGCTCTTTTTTCTGATTCAGCTTTCATAATAGGTCCAACACCTAATAGTTCATACACAGTAGAACTTCATTATGGGTATTATCCTACTTCTATTGTTACAGCTAATACTACATGGTTAGGAGATAATTTTGATTCTGCATTGTTAAATGGGGCATTAATCGAAGCTATTCGATTTATGAAAGGCGAACAAGATATTATAGCTAATTACGAAAAATTATATTTACAATCTATCGGTTTGTTAAAAAATCTTACTGATGGTAAGTTACAGGAAGATACATACCGTTCGGGCCAGTATCGACAATCGGTGAGTTAGGAGTATATTATGGCAATCACACAAGCAATGGCAACTTCTTTTAAAGTTGCTCTTTTAAACGGTGAAATGGATTTTAGTGGTGATACAAGCGATACCTTTAAAATCGCTCTTTACACTTCTAGTGCTACATTGAGTGCGGCTACAACAGCTTATACTACAAGTAATGAAGTGTCAGGCACTGGGTACACAGCAGGAGGTGAAAGCCTTACTATAGCTACAAATCCTACTGATGGAGGATCTGGTACTACCGCTTTTCTTGATTTTTCTGATGTTACGTGGAGTACTGCAACTATAACCGCCCGAGGAGCTTTAATATATCGTAATTCTGGTTCTGGTAATCCGGCTGTAGCTGTATTAGATTTTGGAGCAGATAAAGCTTCTACTGGGGGTAATTTCGTAGTTCAGTTTCCTAGTGCTACAAATAGTGCGGCTATTATCCGAATTGCATAAGTATAGTTAGATTATGTCAAACACAGGCTTAGGAGGTTGGGGAAGAGGTACTTGGGGCCAAGGGGCTTGGAACACTGCAATTCCAGTCACTACTACAGGTTTAGCAGGCACTACGGGATTAGGCAGTGTAACTGTTCTTGGTAATGTTAGTTTCGCCGTAACCGGAGTTGCTGGCACTTCTGCATTAGGAACTGCAACTGCAGGAGGTAGTGTAAATATAGTTCCAACAGGCGTGTTTGCAACAGGGGTGGTGGGTGATGAACGTACTTGGTCTGATATTGATACAAGTCAAACACCAAATTGGCAAGATGTTAGTGTGTTTTAACATATATCCTGTTATATTGTGACAACAGTTATTGTAAGAGGTTAAATAAATGGCAACAACATACACAACCCTACTTAAATTAGCTAAACCTACTCAGGGAGAGCTAGATGGATCTTGGGGTACAGTAGTAAACGATAATATAACTACTATGATTGAGGAGGCTATCGCAGGGCGTAGTGTTATTAATACTTGGTCTACTAATTCTCACACACTCACAACAGCAGATGGCACTACAGCAGAGTCTCGAGCAGCAATGCTTAGTCTTACTGATACAGGAGATCAGTTAGGCACTAATGCAGCTACTGTTATATGTCCTGCACTTTCAAAAATTTATATTGTCAAAAATGCTGTGGGCCAAGCTGCTACTTTAAAAACTGCTTCTGGCACAGGAGTTGCTATACCTAATGGCACTACATCTATATTGTTTTGTGATGGTACAAATGTAGAAGAAGCTATTAATAATTTTACTGGATCACTTACAACTGCAGCAATAGCAGCTTCAGGAGCTATTACTTCAACAGGTGATATTACCGCTGCGGGTACTCTTCTTGCTACAGGCGATACAGCAGCAGGAGATGATGCTGCTATAGGATACACTGCTGCTGAAGGACTTATACTTACAGGCCAAGGCTCTACTAATGATGTGACCATCAAGAACGATGCAGATGCAGATGTTATTACAATAGCAACAGGTGGTACTAGTGTTGATATTGTAGGAGACGTAACAGCCGCAACGGTAAATGCTGATGGAGATACTTCTGCTGGTGACAACGCTGCGATGGGCTATACAGCAGCCGAAGGACTTATTCTTACAGGGCAAGGTTCTACTAATGACGTTACAATTAAAAACGATGCAGATGCAGATGTTATAGAAATACCTACAGGAACACAGAATGTTACTTTTGCTGGAGGTGTTACTGTTGCTGGAGATATTACACTTACTGGCGATGTTACCACTGCATCAAATGCTAATGTAGATATTAATCCAAATGGGACAGGTGATGTTGTCTTAAAAACAGATTTAGTTAGTGTTGGAGGAGGCTCTGAGGTTGGACACGTTTCCAGCAACGGAGCTTATGATATGAAAATTAGCACTAATTCTGGGACCAATTCTGGAACAATTGTTATTACAGATGCGGCAAATGGAGCTATTACTCTTGCTCCAAATGGAACAGGCATAGTTGACGTTCAAGGCTCTATGAACTCATCAATTTCAACCACGGGCAAGTCAATTGTATTTGGATTTTAAAAGGAAAAAATTATGGCAAGTGAAATTTTAAGTTACAGTCTTACGGCTGGAGTAACCAACAGTGAGAGTGTATTAATCAACGGTGTAGATGGTCACACTTACACAATCATCTCAGTAATTGTTACGGAGACTGCTGGAGCAGCAGAGACTTTTGACCTCTATATTGACGAGAATGGTGGTGGAACAGACTACGAACTACTGAGCGATCAGGCTTTGGGTGCAAATGAAACATTTGTATTTAATGACAGATTTGTAATTACAGATACCGACCACTTGTGTGCTGCAACTGCAAGTTCTGCAAACGTAGATATAGTTGTGAGTTTCCTAGACCAGACGAGGTAAAAATGACAGGCATAATCCGACAGAATGACAACCGATCATCCGGAATTAAAAAAGCCGTTGCGGGTGGTGGAGGGGCTGACTCTGTTCAAGTATTTACATCAAGCGGTACTTGGACTCGCCCAACAGACATTACCAAAGTATTCGTTACCGTAAAAGGCGGTGGCGGAGGTGGCGGTGGCGGTTACACCGACAACCACACTGGTGCTGGAGGCGCAGAAGGTGGTTTTTCAATGGAATTTATTGATGTTAGTAGTACCAGTTCAGCTACAGTAACTATTGGTGCTGGAGGAACAAAGGGAACTGGCTCAAACAG